TGAGCCTGCACCAAATCGGGCGCGGCCTCAGCGAGGGAGGCCACGACCTCGGCACGCGCTTTCTCCTCGGCGGCACGGGCGGGGCGTTCACGGCGTTCACGCGACACCGCGGCAGCAGCGTCCATCAGCCGGTCCTCGGGGATAGCCTTCAGGCCCTCCACCCAGGCATCAAAATCAAAATCTTCCATGACGTATTCCTTTCAGATATGAATGAAGCCACCCTGGGGAGGGTGGCTGAGTTAGGCCTGGGGGAATGGAGCGATAGTCATCGTGGCGTGCCCCTTATCGGCAGACGACAAATCACTATCACCAGCAATAAGGAAATATCCCCAGCCGGTGGCACTAATCGTCGTCGTTTTAGACTCCCCAGGCTTAGAGGTAAATAGGTTGATCCAGTCCCGGTCCGGTCCCGGCATCCACGCGACATTGATGGGGGATGATAGGTAGTTGGTAATCATCATGCTGTAGCCGCCAGCAGGCAGATACCACCGAAGCGAGGACGGTGGCTGCCCACCAATCTCTTCCCGGGGCTGGACACGGTGCGCATTCAAATTCTTTCCCGAGGCGGGTGCGGTCCACGTCACCGCGACAGGCAACACGAAACTCAAATCAGGGGTGGCCATTACGCGACCACCCCCGCGGCTACTGAGGTAGTGGGTAGATGTGCAGGGATGCGGTTGAGGTGGACTGTGCGCCGCCGTTCGGGCGAGGTGTCGTCGTAATCGACAATTGGCCATCGCCGCGTGTTTGAATCGTAAGCGGGCGGGAGGACCGTGGAGTGCCCGACGGGTCGGCGGGAATCTGACACATCTTGATTGTTGACGCGCTGCCCCCGTCGGGCCTCCACCACACTTCGGCGGCTTCCGGCCCCGTATACGCCAACTGCACTTGGTACACACCGGCGGGTGGGATGTAGAACTCGCCCGTGGCGCGTTGCCCTGGCTCTGGCACCATGTAGACCCCGCTGCCCATCTTGTAGCGAATCGCATAAGGCAGAACCCCGTCCAGCGTTTCTAGTGGCGTGGTCATTTAGACCACCCCCGTGGTTATCGGGGCGTGGGATACACCGTGACGGTTCCTGTCGTACCCGGCGCGGCGTTGGTTCGAGTACGGACCTGCAGTTTGTCGCCGGGGGCTGCGCCGATGATAGCGGTCTTGGGGAAATACCCCCCCGCTGATTTCGATAGGCACACCCTTTTCGTTGTTAGCGGAATCCATCCACCTCACATAGGCGTCCTGCTTCCCCGGCCACGTAAACTGCACCTGGCACGGGCCGACGGGGAGCAGAACAAAAGAGCCGTTCACTCGGCTGGAATTACCATCCGGGGTAATGTACGTCGTGTTTGTGGGAGCTGATACGTTCACGCCGTACGGCATTATGCCGTCAAGGTCCACGCTAGGACTAGTCATCTTTTCCTCCTTTATAGTTGGGTGCCGTATAGCCATCACGGCAATCGGCAAGAGTTGGGGTTGTTAAGTGACGGCAGCGATGTCGGCACCTTGTGGGAATGCGATACACCGAACCGTCAGATGTCCGCCTTGCCATTCGGCGTTGGAGTTGGTGTGGTAATACGCGGGGAACGCGATTGTCACCTGGTTCTTTTCAGCATCGTCAGAGAGATGCCATGAAAAACTCCGCATACTCCATTCAGGGTTTGCGGTGGAACCAGTGAATTCATAATCGTACGTGTAGGATCCATAGCCAGGCCTTTTAACTAGCAGAGAGGATTCTCTAAGATAAGTCGTGTCGATTGCGATGCTCCCCCTCCAAGCGAAAGTTTTCGACACTTTCACAACATCAAGCCTTGTACCCAGGTTACTTATAACTCTTGTGACCTCAATTTTCATTCCGTCGCCGCTGACCGTGGCACTAGCCCCAGGCTGCCATTTGAAGGTGTTATCCCCCCAAAAGAGAAATTTAGGTTTTTCAAAATTAAGCTTCGAGTTAACCGCAGTTTGTAGCTTTATTGCTTTCTTAAAGTCAGCTTTCTGTGCTTCTTGTGCCGCATCTCGGGCCTTGTTGGCCCCCTTCAAGGCCTCGATGGAATCCGCCGCTGCGTCGACCGCGACGTTTGTCTGCTCAATGGCGTTGGCGTTTTCTTCTGTGGCTTGCGCGGCGGACATAGCGGCTTGTGCTGCCTGCGCAGCAGCAGCCGCCACATACGCACCGCCTGGGCAAGTAAGCGTTGAGATTCTTCGAGGACATCAATCTGTTCTTGAAGTTTCCTATCCGCCTCAATCAGCTTCTTATCCGCTTCCGCCAGCGCCGCAATCGCCTGAGAATTCAGGTCAGCTGCACGCAGAGCCTCAGCTGCTGCCTGGCTAGCCTGCATCGCCGCCGCGCCGGCCTGAGCCGCCGCCATAGCAGCGTATTTAATCGCCTCACCATGAATCTCGAGCACCTCGCCATGCGTGGCCAGAATGTCATCATGGGCCGACAGCACCGCTTGGTGTTTCGCGGCTACATCTTTCAGCACATCCGCGAGGCTCTTACCCGTGCCACCAGCATTATCCAGCAGGGATTGAGCATCAGCCAGCGACTTACGCGCCGAGTCCTGCAACGGGGCCAACTCCTGGAGCAGAGCCTTAGCTTCATCCACGAGCCCCTGTGACGTAGCCGCATCCTGAGCCGCCGCATTAGCCGCCCGCTGCGCCGCCACCACATGCTTCTCACCCTGAGCTACCGATGCGGCAGCTTGCTGTGCCGCCTTAGCCGCCTCACCAGACAAGCGCGCCACCTCGGCATGGGCCGCTACCACATCATCCCGGAGGGGGTCCAGCTTATCCAGAACCTCCTCAGCCTGGCGGGCGTACTCAATCGCCAACGAGGCCGAAGCCTGCGCCTGCGCACCCTGAGCCGCCGCCGCACCCGTAAGCTGCCGCACAAGCTGCAAAATCGCATTAGACGAATCCACCGCATCGCGAGCTTCTTGGATACTGCCCTCAATATCCAGCCCCTCCACAAGCGCAGCAGTCTCATCAGCCTTAACCTTGGCCTCATCAGCCGTGGACTTAGCAGCAGACGCCGTAGACTGAGCCTTAGAAACAGCCTTAACCCGCTCCCGACGCTCCTGCGCAATCGTCGCCTCAACCTCACGATTCGCACGCTCACGAGCCGCATCATCCTGCAACAACTGCCCGCCAACATGCACACGGTAATCAACAACCGCGCCAGACTCCACCACGTCCTCAATTGACGTGACCGGAGCCGGAATCGTCTTACCCCAAATCAGGACAGGAACGACAGAATCCACGTCAAAATCAACGCGAGGTACTAGGGCACCAAGGCCGGCGCGGGTAATCTCCCGTTCAAAGAACACGTCCCCATCAGTACGTTTAGACGCATCATCAAGAACCTGCTCCGCATCAGACTCGCCAGTAAACGGGATAGGTTTGCCAGCCTCGTCGAAGTCCTGGGCCTTAATCGTCACATCGGCACGCACAAACCGGCGCCCAAATCGGCCTGGGTCTTGTTTCAGCTTGGAGGCGTAGCCGAAGTCCCTATCATCCGGCAACTCCGGGCGCTGCTCCTCCGGCACCGACTCCGGCCAATCCACCGACCACCGGCCATAAGAAAAAGCGGCGAGGTCACGCAAAACCGTCATCTCACCGCCATCAGCAATTAAAGGGTGCATTATCCCTCCACTTCATAGACCCGCACAATCAACTTCGGCGTCGACCACGTGGACGCGGCTGTTCTCTCCGGGTCTCGTTTCGTACGTACCCGCACCGGATCGTCCCCCGGCCACCACAATCGCACCTCAATACCAAGGCCAGCAGACCTAGCAGGCTCCGCCACCGTCTCCAACACAGGGTCATCGTTGACACGAATCACGACACGCGGAGAATCATCCGGCGTACCATCAAACTCCACTACGGCATGGGCATCAGACCACCCATACAGAGCATTCACACCATCGAATGAATCCTGCACCAAGCGGCGTACCGTGTCCCTGGCTGGGCCAGATGCCGTGTAGCCATCGGCCTTAGTAGCGAACGGCAACTGGGCTAGTGTGCGAGGCGTGGCGTATTTCGTGTTGGATGCGTCCGTGGACCATTCGCTAAACTCATGCGCGCCCCACTCGACGGGGATAGACGGGCACGGCCACGTGGCTAGCATGTCCATCAAGTCCACCCCGTGAATCGTCAACGTGGACGGAGTACCACGCCCCTCCACCACCGTGTGCGTAATATAAGCCACCTGCCGCTCACCGGGCCTAACTTTGCACAACATGCGCAGCGGCCCGTTCGCAGGGGACAATCGGCCGGCATCGTCCACCACGCCAAGCCCCTCACCAACAAGGTCATCAAGTAGGCGGTCGCCCGGTGAGACGTTCACCGTGGCCTCCACCGACGAGGTAGCAAGGCGCGTCTCCGGGAATGAGACATGCGAAATCCCGCCAAACTCATAGATTGGGTGTCCGTTCTCGTTCAGAATGCCGAACCATTGGCCCTCATCGGCAACAACTTGGTCAATGTGCTTGCGCCAATCCGCTAGTTCCACGGGTCAAGCACCCCCACCGACCACTCCACACGAGCACCAGACGTGACCGTGTACTGGCGGGTAGCACCAACCGGCACCATCTCCCCCACCGCATCAGTCTTCACCACACTGCTACTTTCCTCACCCACGGCCTTGCCACTCGCACGACGGTCCAGCGGCAAACGATGCGTGCCCATAACGTAAGGAAGCGGGAAACCAACACCAGACGGCAACACAACCGACTGATTATTACCCTTCCACACGATTTCTGGCCATACAGGAACATCACCCCAATTCGTCACACTGACACTATTAGTAGCCGAAGCACGAGACAACCACACACCAGTGTCAGCCACCATCGACACTTCAAGACGAGACCCCACCGACGGAACATGGCCCGGCGTGGGCAACGACTCAGCAAGACGCACCGGCAACTCAAACCGGCGGTCACTTTCCAGAATCAGGGTGCCGTATTCACGAGTCGAAAAATCACGCCGCACCTTCTCCCACTGCCCACGGTCAAAAACCACAAGCGTGAAAGCACCAGTCATCTGCTGCACCACACGGTCACGGAAGTCAACCACCGCACCAGGCACGCCAACAGACTGAACCGGCGTATCCTCAAACACCCCCACAAACCCGGTTAGCGTATCCATTTCCACAAACGGCTCACCATCAGAACCGTCCAGAAACTCATACTCATGCCCAGTCGAGGACACATACTTCAGCGAATACGACACCCTTTAATCTCCTATCTACGAGAAGCCACAACCTGCGAAGCAGACGCACGCGGACGCTCCAAACGCTCCACACGAACCCCCAACTCCGCCATCGCGGCCTCCAACTGCTCACGCGAAAAAGTATCCCCGGAAATCTGCACAACCTTATTCGGCTCCGCAGCCATCCGCTTCAACTCACCCGCATAATCCGCCTGGTGACCAGCCAAATCAGCCAAAGTCTTGCGGATATTCTCATTGTCTGTACGCCAATACTCGGCCCACGTCTTATTCGAATCCCGCTCCTGCTCCAAGCCAGCAATCAGCGTTTCTAGTGGGTCGAGCTGCTTGCGGTACTCAACCTCCGCAAGATTCTTCTCCACCTTGCGGCGAAGCGAATCCTGCTCGGCCTTCAAGTCAATCAGACGATTCTCAAACTCCATCTGGTCAAGGGCACGCGAAGCATCACCCAACGCGGAGTTCTTAATCATCTCGTCAACCTTGTCGCCAGCACCGAAGAAGCCCATCCAGCCGGAGGCCTTAATCACCTTGTCCATTTCTGCCAAGGCAGACTGGTCAACGTTCTTAAACTCCGGCATGGCCTTCAACTGGGCCAATTGCTGGTCAATCTGCTTAATACGACGCTGGTTAGCGGGCATCGTTGTAAACCAGTTAACCGGGTTCAGCCACGTCTTCAGGCTTGCCTGGTCCGCCTGCAACGATGCCTTCTCGCCCATCAGCTCGGCGTAACGCTGCCCAACCGTGGCACCAACCTGGTCCATGCCGAAAGCATGGCTAGAAGCAACAGCGAGTTTCTTAGCCGCGACCTCCAAACTAGAGGTCACGTCGTTAAGCTCAATGACTGCCAGCGTGTGCTTATACGCCGCTTCAAGATTCGCCTGCTGTGCCTGCTTCTCAACAAGCTGCTGGTTCACCTGCGCGGCCAACAACTCCGCATACAGCGCGTGCGACTCATCCGACCACGCGGCCATCTGGTCCATCACGTCACCGTTAGCATCCAACATGCCCCAACGGAACCTGTCATAAGCCAAAGACAGGTCATCGTAGCCCATTGCCGCAAGACGCATATCTGCTTGGCGCTGCTCATCAAACGCGGCCTGCGCTTCCGCCAGAGTCTTCGTCGCCTGCAACTGGGACGTGACACCATCCATCTGGGCGATGCGCACATTCCGAGCAGCAGCAGCCAACTCAATCTGCGCCATAGCCTGGTCAATAAATAGGCCAGTCACAGACTCGCGTAGCTTCAGCACCTCCGCGTCCAACTTGCCGACGGACTCCATAGCAGACCCAACGGCCTTAAACGCGGACACGTGGGCCTGCATAACGTCCTGAATCTTGCCCTCAACGAACTTAAAGACGCCCTTAATCAGGTTGATGGCGAGGCTTGCCAGCTCCACCATCATCGCAATCTGGGCCTGGCCGGTAGCACGAGCCGCGAGCTGTACTGCGCCACGTGCCTTAGTCAGTTCTTCCTCAGCCTTCTGAACGTCCTCCGGGGAGCCTTCCTTGCGGGCCTTGGCAAGATTCTTTTCCGCCTGCTTTACAGCATCAGCAGCATCAACCTCCGCGACGGCGGCGTCTTCCATGTCCTCAAAGGCCCCGACGACACCACCGAACGTGGACTTAATGCCGTCAATACCAACCAAGGAGCCAATCTGGTCGGCAAGACCCAGCCCCTCAGACAGGCCAACATTAGACAGGTAGGCGCCAATCTTGTCGCCCTTTTGGATGCTGCGAGTCTGCGCCCCAGCGAACGACTGGTAGCCGTCCATGCGTTTAGCCCAACCCTCAGATACTTGGGCGCCAACGTTATCCCAGTTGACCTTCGCCAAGTTATCCATCGACTTAGCCAACGCCGGGGACGTTTCAGCAACCCTCTCAACAGCCACGGTTAGGCGCGGGTCAAGAACACGTTCAGGCTTGCCAGACGCGTTAAACGCGAAATTGCCTGGTTTCAGGATTCCACCAGTATCGAAAATACCGGCAGACCAACGGCGAAGATTCTTCCTCCGCTTATTCTCCTTTTCCCAGTCCGTGCCGTACTTCGATGCTTCGCCCCAGTCGATAGTCTCCGCCTGGAACTTATTACCCTCACCGGCGTCAACAGTCACGCCCTTGGTGGACGTGCCCACAACCTTGCCATCAGCCAATGCTTGACCAGCAGCACTCTTTAGGGGGATGTGGAACCGGTCAGTAAACATTGAGTGCGTCGCACCAACACCAGTGTTGAAGTGCCCCATAGACGGGGAGCCGCCCATCTCAATCCTGGTTTCGCGGCCATTGGAATCGTAGATAGACGCAGCGGTATGCCCGCCGCCTGGGCCTCCGTTGTAGAACGAAACCGCGTAGCTATTTTTCTTCGGGCCAACGCCAGGACTATAGCCGTGCCCCGACAGCCACGCTCCCTCATCCCCTGTGAAGTACTTACGCGGGAATGGGTTCATGCCTACAGCAAGTGCAGCAAATGCAGAGGTTGTGCCAGAACAGTCGCCCCAGTTCGAGCCACCAAACACGTATGGCGCGCCTTGTAGTGGGCGTGATGCTTGGTGCCCGTTGACAGATTTGCCGAGAGCAAAATCAATCATCTGGCGGGCAGTCACAACGCCGCCTTTAGCGTAGCCGGGTAGCCCGAAGTCACCCTTGGTTCCGTCGAATTTGCCGCCGTTAATAGCAGCAAGCAGGCGACCATACTTCTTAGTGGCGTCGCGGTTGACGATGAACTCGCCCGGCTCAACGCGGGCGATAGGCTGCTTCTTTTCCTTAGACCAACCCAAAATCGGGTCACGGTCATTCCTCGTATAACCCGGAACGCTAGGTAGTACACCACCGCGTGCAAAAGCAGGCACCACACCACCAAGATAAAGGCCCGGAACAAACCGCTCCAAGTTATCCGGGATGACAGCACGAACCGCATCCTCAACCATGCCAGCAGCGTTACGCACACCCTGCGCGAGGCCACTAATGATACTGCGGCCAGCGTCCAGCAGCCACGAGCCAGCACCAGCAAACGCGGCCTTAATTCTGCCCGGCATAGCCTGGAAACCAGCTACCAGGGAATTAATCCTCTCCCTGGCCGCGTTTACCATGTTGATAACAGCCTGTTTGAAGATATTGATGACAGCCTTCGCTGCGTTCAGCGAATTAGTCACCACAGACCGCAAGATATTAAACGCGGCAGTAAACACACCAACAACCAACGCCCTAATGCGCTGGCCAAGCTCACTAAACCTGTTACCCAGGTTAGAGAAATTACCAGTCAGAACGTCCGCAACAATGCCGAACACCGTGCGCATAACATCCCACGCAGGCTTAATGACATTATTCCACGTAGAGGAAATAACATCACCCATAATGCGGAACGCTGTACCCACAACGGTCTTAACAATCCCCGCAATAGCTGGGAACACGACCGAGGCTACCTGCATAAACGCATCAAACACCGGCTTAATAACACCATTCCACACCGTGGAAACAGCACTACCCAACATGTCCCACGCGGCGGTAACGACCGGCACGATTGCAGAAAACGCCGTACCAAAAGCATCAACCACCGGTTGAATCCACGTCTGGTAGAACTCACCAAACCCGGTGGTGAACTCGGCCCACTTCTCCTGCATGAGGCCCCACGCCTCAATGGCGAAGTCTTTAACCTCAATGAACTTATCGCGTAGGAACGTCAGCGCCGTGAAGATTGGGGAATCTTCACTAATGCCCAAAGCGGCGGCAAAATCAGTAGTCTCACCTGTCTGCCAAAAAGTCAGGGCGCCGGAAATAATCTCCTTCACGCGGGCAATAGCACCAGACACCTTCTCCACCGTGGCGTCCCATGCGCCGGAAATCACGTCACCGATCTGGGAGAACACCGGTCCGAAAGTCGTAGAAATCCAGCTAATACCAGCCTGGAACTTACCAACAATCCAATCCCAGCCAGCACCAATAGCCTGAGTAAACGACGACCACAAAGCCCGGCCCGTCTCCGTCTTCGTAAAGAACAGAGCGAGGGCACCAACAACAGCAGCAATGCCGGCAACAATCCAGGTAATCGGGGACGTCCACATTGCTGTATTCAGCAGCGTCTGAGCAACCGTCGTCTCCATGATTGCGGTCTTCATCTTGGCCATGACGCCCACAAAACCGCCAGCAGCTTGAATACTAGCCACCGCGTTATACGCCACAATGCCCGCAGTCAAAGCCCCCAGAGCACCAACAACACCCAGCACAGGCCCCTTATGCTCACCAAGGAAATTCAGAGCACCAGCAACAGCCTTAACCGCACCAACAAACACCGGCAGCACAGTTCCAGCAGCACTAGCCAAACCATCAATCACAGACCCGATAATCGGCTTCAACTCATTAAAAGCCTTAGCTAACTCGCCCTCAACCGTGGCCTTAAGGTTCCCCAACATGCCCTCAAACGTGGCAGTAGACTTCGCAGCCTCCTGGGCAATCGGCTCACTACCCAGCTTCATCACCGCATCATTAAACTCCTCAGCAGTGATTTCACCATCGGCCATTGCGTCACGGAAGTTACCCGTATAAGCACCAGCTTCAAGCAAAGCCTGCTGAATCTTGCCGGACGCGCCAGGAACCGCATCCGAAAGCTGATTCCAGTTCTCCGTCGTGAGCTTTCCGGCGCCCGCAGTCTGGGTCATCACCATGCCCACAGACTTAAAGGTTTCGGCGTTACCACCCGCGACCGCATTCAAGTTACCGGCAGCTTCAGCCAAGCCGGTGTAATCCTTAATGCCGTTAGCCGCGAGCTGGGCGGTCATATTCTGAATATCGCCCAAATCATAAACAGTCTGGTCCGCGTACTTCTGCGCAGCGGCAGTAGCCTGCTCAATAGCCGACGTATCCAAACCAGCGAAATTCAACGTCTGCTTAAACTTATCCGTCGCATCAGACGCCTCAGCCGCACCGCGCATAATATCGCCGAACGACCCCACCAAAGACGACGCCAAACCAGCCGCAGCACCAGCAACAGCACCAAACTTCAACCCCGAAATCGAATCAGAAAGACGTGTACCAGCCTTCTTACCGGCAGACTCCGCCTCATCACCAATCTTGGAATCCAGTTCACGGCCAAAAGACTCCGCAGCCTGCTTACCGGCCTTACCGGCATCACTATCGACAATCTTGCCGACCTTAGTGGTGCCGCCCTTAACCGAGCGCTCCATAGCGCTGGTGATTTCCTTACCAAGCGCATCACCAGCACCCTTGCCTTGGCCCTTCATGCCTTGGGACATGCCGGAGCCTAGCTTCTTGCCAGCCGTCTTGCCTTCAGCATCCAGACCGGCAAGGGACTTCTTGATACCGCCCGCCAGCTTCGACGTGTCCGGCATGATGGTGATATAAGCAGAAGCCAAGTTAACTGCCATGGCATGTCCTTTCTAACGAATCTTTAGGCCCAGCCCAGGGCCTTAGCGGTCTCGGCGGTAGACCACACCTCACCAGTGACGCGGCCACTAGAGTTGCGGTCGTTGAGGTCAACTTCTTCGGACTCGAACTCCGGCATTGAAGAATCACCCCCTCGGGACGACCCCCCGGCGTGGCGGTAAATCGGGGCGGGTGGTTCATCACCCTTCTGCCCCACCAGGGCGAAGTGAATCCACCCCAAGCGGTCTGCAATAACAGCTGATAAATCTTCCTGAACGCCCCATACCGCATCGTCCCCCAGCACGACACGGGACAGCGCAGAATCCCGCGACGATGAATCAATAAACGCCACCAAATCCTGCAACTGGTAATCAGGGTCACCAGTCATAAACCAGCGCAGCCGCAAACCTGCGCGCACTAAATCCCCCTCCAAGGCGCGGCGCTGCTTAGGGTCATCTAGGAGTCCGCAGACTCTTCCGATTCCCCCACCGTTACACCTGCATCTTTCTGCCATGCGGTGACTAGGTCAACAACATCTTCGGCATACATCTCATCAATGATGTCCAAGGTCTTAGGGTCATCTTTAGTAACGAGTTCTAGCAGGCTGTAGAACTGCTCTTCCTCGGCAAGCTTGCGGATTTTACGAATGATGCCGAACGGGAAATTACCGAACTTCGGCAGACTAATGGTCTTGCCTTCGTAGGTGTAAGTAAAAGTATTGGCCTTCGACTTCTTAGCCGTCTTGGTAGCCATTGGGAGACCTCCTATTTAGATGTACAGATAAAGCTTGTGGGAGACGTTTAGGTGGGCTAGGGGCGTCTCCCTACTCCCCTAGCCCGGCGCGCCCATTAGGCAGCGGCGCCAGCATCACCACCGGTGGAACCGGACGGGGAATCAGTGCCCTCCGGCACCTCAAAGTGCGCGATGAACTTCTTGTTGTCCACCGCAAAGCACTCAATCTCCACCTCGTACTTGATGACATCATCCTTCTTAAAAGTGATGTCACCGACAGACGTGACCTGGCCATCTGGGACGAAAATACGACCCTTCTTGCCCTCGCCACCATTCAGCTCACCAACAAACGAGAAATGCGGAAGCTCACCAGCAGCATCAGCCACCTGAATGTTCTTCCCCTCAATCTTCACGTTGTCCTTGCCGTACACAGCCTTAAGAACATTAGCGTTCGCAGCTTCGAGGAACGTGAACTTCACAACCACGGAGTGGTCAGTTTCCAGAACAATGACAGTGTCCTTGTTCCAGTCCTTAATCTTTTCGGTAGAGCGGTCAACAGTCTTAGTCAGACCATCCTCACCAATGAAACCAGCCGGCTTGGCATTCAGGCCGGCGGGCAGTTCAGAGGATGCGTCCTTCGGGAAGTTGGTGGTGTTCTTCTGAACATCGCCTAGAAGCAGGCCACCAGAAGCGTTGACATTAGGCGCGCCAACAGCAACAAAATTACGGTTACGTGCATCAGCCATTTTGAGTCTCCTAACTCATGTTTTGGGTATGAAAAAAGCACCCACTGTTTAGGTGAGTGCTTGGTACGCATGGCCAGCTAATTGCCAGCGCGTGTGCGTTTCTTCAATATCAGGGTCATTTAGTTCATGCGGTCCGCTCATCTCATCCCACCCAACAATCGCCGGATAGTCAGTAGAAATTTTGAACCGCAGATAGTCTCGGCACTGGTAGATAGTCTCCAGCACCGCCTCCATGTCTTGCCAACGCCCATAGACTTCAACAACCATGAAGACCTTGTCATACGCAGGGGAATACGCCTCCGGGGCCGACTGCTCCACCCGGATAAACACCGGCGGGGGCTTCGCCGGCACGTGGGTGGACGTAGGTAGGCCCGTTAGCTTACGGAGCGCGTCCAATAGGTACTCAACAGCAGTTAGCATTAGGCACCACCCAGAGCTTTCAGCAGTGTGTTGTGCTTCGCCTGCGAACGAGACGCGGCATAATCCGCTGAACGCACATACACGCGGTAACGAGACTTCCCATTAGCGGAAGTAACACGCCCATTAGCCTCGTACGTACGCACCACCGGCGACGGAGACACAGCCTCAGCGCGTTGGCGAACCTTGTCAGCAGCACCATCAACCGCAGCCTTAGTAGCAGGCATCGTACGAATCTCGTCATAAGCGGCCATATTCCACTTAATCGGCTTGCCCATCAGCCCTCCACCTTCCTGCAATCAACAACCACCAAACCAGGCACCCAACCATGCCAACCATGATTAAAGTCCTGCACATGACCCTGCACCTGCCACACCTGCCCATCAGGAGTACGCACCTGCCCATCAGCAGAAGGCGCATCCCCAGGACGCATATGAACATGCAGCATGTCTACAGTTCGAAGTACAGAATCGCCGTGTTCTTCCTGGCTCATGTCCACCCACCACGACGCGACAGGGCGCTTCACCCAATCACCGCTCGTGGGGCGCTCATTACCGAACCTGTCCACGGCCTTCCCCGGCGCCATGAACTCCAACGACTGTTTCAGCGGGATAAACGCCACGGCTACCACACCCAGCTGTTACGCCACAAGCGGTAGCCTTCGCGGTCAGCAGGAATCATCGACACTCCATACGCCTGAGTGCCGCCAGACTTACGCAGCATTTGCTTCTCCGCCTTAGTCAGCCACACAGTACCCGCATCCGTAGAGTACGACCGCGACGTGGAAAAAGGCCCTGCTGTAGTGGACTCCGACGCAACACCTTCAACATCGGACTGTGTGATAGCACGAGCTACCACTGTTAGCCCAAGGTCACGAACGTCCTGCGGCCAATCCTCCACCGCGTCCGGCAAAGTTGCGTACTGCCGAATCAGAACCTCCGCCTTTGACGAAAGAATACGAACCTTAGTCGCATTCAAATCATCAACCGGAATTTCAAGAAACTCCGCCAACTCAGGAAGCTCAAACATCACTCACCATCCTTGGCAGTCGTACGGCGGCGACGAGTCCCGGTCTCCTGCTCAAATTCCTTTTCTTTCCAGAACTCGACCTGGTCCTTGGTCACCTTGATGGTGTAAGCGCCATTGGACATAGAAACACGATTGTCAGACATCAAATTCACCTCCCCGCTCTCAACTCGTAACGCGCAGAAGAACTACGCTGCGGCTGCGGAATTAGCCTTGGTGAACTTCACGAAGCGCTTCGGGTCACGCAGAATGAAACCAACCTCAATTTCGGCGCGAACTGCGAACATGTTGCGCTGCCAGAGGTTAATCTGCTCACCACCACGGGTAACGGAGCCACGGTCGTTAATATCAATCTGAATATCCTCAACCGCACCCCACACAGCAGAAGACCACTCGCCGGTAATGCCGGCAATGTTGGTGCCATTGAATGCCTTAGTGGTGGAAACCGGCTGACCAAGGATAGTGCCTACTCGTCCGGTGGTGGAGTAATCCTGAACTAGCAGCGGGCGACCATTTCCGTCCTGAATGTTCAGGGTATTGATGGACTCTGCCTCAGAAAGCGCGAATCCCTCAACGGAACCGTCAGCGGCAACTACAGTCTGCATACCGTTAATAAACGGCTTAATGGTGCCATCAAGCGCAATCTCCGGCGCATCCTTCAGCGTGTCGAAACCAGTGCCCGGCGCGTTCTCAATACCCAGCGCGGCTTTATCGAACTTGCGGCCAAGTGCGTATGGGAGGCGGCGAACCAGCTCCGCGTAGAGGCCCGGCAGGTCACGGCGGAACTCATCAGAGAACAGCTCAATGACAGCCATCTTGTACGGCGTCATCACCTTGGAGCCAAACTTGGAATCAGAGACCGGCTTCTCGTCAGTCTCATTAACCCAACCCGCCTCCGGGTCGCCGGTAATCATCGGGATAGTAAGACCACCAGCAGGAAGCGCCACCTTACGAGCACGCGCCTGCACAGCAGAATTTTCGAGGGTATTAGCCCAAATCTCAGAAGAAACCTCGGCAGGGAGCTTAATGACTCCGGAAGTGCCGCGATTAATGTCGATAGCCATCGCTATCTCCTTTCAAAAAAGTAGTGTCAATCTAGTGATTGAAAAGAGGCCCAATAGCCTGAGCAAACTGGTCACCAGTCGAACGACGAGGCACACTCACCTGCCCCGCTTCAGGAACTGGCTGTGGTCGACGAGCCGCAAACATTGCCTCAGCAATCTCCTTGAATTCCTCGGCACGCTTCACGAGCGCATCTTTATCGCCATCACCAAGGAAGCCAGCCACCTCAGCAGGTAAGCCTGCTTCAGAAATGACTTCACGCACCGTGTTCTCATGCTCCAACGCTGTCCGGGCCTTCGCGGCCTCCTCGGCGGCAGCACGCGCCTTCTCCAATTCCGCTTCGACCTCAGCTACTCGTGCGGCAGCGGCCTTAGCCTGCTTCTCCGCATCCTTGCGAGCCGTGCGTTCAGAATCCAGAGCCTTTTTACCGGCGTCGCCTAGTTCAGTCTGCTTCTCGCCAGAATCAGCGGCGCCGGTGGTGTTTTCAGAGTCCTTGGGCTGCTCGTTGGCAGTCTCCTGGCTAGTGTCCTGCTCAGACATAAGTCTCCTTCCAAATGTTCGGCCATCGCGGCCTACCCTCCCCACGACAAAACCCGCCTAGCATCGCGCTAGACGGGCCGGAAAAGGTTAGTGCGTACGCCAGGAGTCGAACCTGGCCGAAGACCATCTACGCCGCCTTGGATGGCTCCCAAGGCACATTGTTCTCATCAAGCCACCTTGCCCAAGCGGCCTGCTTTTCTTTCATTCCATCAACATCACCAGTAGCTTCACCCCACGCTTCTTCTAGCCACTTGTTCGACTCCGGCAACTCCGACTCATCCGCCACCTCAACCACGTGGCAGCGGCAATGGTCGTGAAACTTTGCACCAGCAGGACGAGAACCACGAACCCTGCCCCGCTTCATGCGATAGCCACGGTCATGCCCGTCACTGTAATGCTTACGGAAACCAGTAGACCCCACAAAAGTGGCCTGATTCTTCGACAAATACACCGCACCACGACTAGCGAGCATCAAACAAAAAGGGCACGCCCCCGGCTCCGCAACACGAGCAAACCGCCGCTTCGCAACAACCGCAGAACCCATCATCGTGTCCCGATACGAATTCATCACCAGCCGCTGCATCGACCCCTGCAACACCACAGCAGGCTCCGTCGAAGCCAACGACACACCCACCGCAGCATTCACCTCATCCACCAAAGCAGAAGGCGCCAAATACATCGGCAAATCCGTACCATCACGCAAATAATTCAGATACTCCGCCGCCAAAGACACAGCATCCCCGCCATACACCTTCTGCAAATCCCACAGCATATTCGTCAAGAAAATACGCTGCTGCTGCACGTCAGTAAACCGCAAAGACTGCGCCCAAATACGCGAAACGTCCTGCTCCAACTTCGCTTGCAGCATCTCAAACGCAGAATGATAAACAATCGCCTCAGACTTCTGCGCCGGAGTGCCCCAATCAGTACTAATCGGCACTCAAACCACCGTCCACGCCCGCATCAGGGGCGGAAGGCTCATCAAGAACACCGGACGTAGACACAAGACGTTGCAAAGCACTAGTCGAATCCCTAGCGCGGTCCTTCCGTAGCATCTCCTTATCCTGCGGCGACATACTCAACAACTTCATCGTGTAATCACCAGTCGGCGTGAGAACACCAGCCGCAATACCCTTCTGCACCTGGTCCATCGCCGCCGCCTTCGTCGGAGTCGCAGCATCACGCCACATCGGACGCATACTCAACTCCTCATCAGTCAAAGCATCGAAACTACGCCCATCACGCACCATCATGGCCAAACGGCCAATCTCAGTCCACGCCTTACCAAACATGCCCTGCCGACGCTCAGCACGCTTCACAAGACGATTCTCAGCCATACGAATAGCATCAGCAGACGATGGATTATCAGTCACAAACCCCAAATACGTTGGGGGGATAGAAGTCTCAGCCGCCAACAACTGCGAATAGTGCCGCACCTGCTCAAAAAACGGCGACATCGCATAAGCAGGGAACGCACCCATCGACGGCATATCACCAGTATCAGGGTCACGCTCAATGCCAAGAATCTTGCCTGAAATCGCATCCCAACCAGAACGCTTAGAACCATCCTCATTAAAGTAGAACGACTCCGGCGCGCCCAGAACATAGCGCTGCGGCACCGCATAGAACTCACGCGCCACCTCAGCCTCAACCAGGGTGCGAAGCGCAGAATCCGTATAAGACATCACAGCCGGCGTAATCTCCGACCTGCCGCCCAACTTCGAGCCACGCATACGATTCACAAACTGAACCGCCTGCACACGCCCCAGCCGGTGCGTATCCACACGCTCAACCTGCCAACCATTATCGTTCACAAGCCACACAGTCTCATCAGGACGAAACAGCACAGCACGGTCAATACCACGCACGCCATCATCCGAAGAATCAATAAACTGCACAGCCTCAGACAACGCACGAGACCGGTTATTACGCACACCAACCATCTGAGTCGGCGGAACCATATCCACCAACACATCAGGGTCACCTGGACCACCAGACGTAACAGTCGCATACGACACGCCATAAATCAGCGCATCAACATGCGCCAACGGGGCCTCAACATCAAGGTCATTATCCCGAAACACGTCATCCACAAACGTCTCAGACCAACCCTCAAAATCAAGGCGCTCATCCAACACGTCCACAACAGTGCCCGGCCAACCCATCACAGACTCAATCGACCGCAAAGCCGGCGGCAAAGAAATACCCAAATCCTTCACACGAGACTTCGCATCGTAATAACGCTGCTTCTCCCAATTCGCCGCCTGATACGCCGTCAACCGCGACCGGAGGCGCTCAATGTCGGCCACCGCTTGACGCTCAAAACCGCCAACCATCACAACCTCCTAAGCCATAGAAACAAAACGAGCCTGCTTACCAGACCGCCTAGAAATACGAACCTTGCCACTATTCAAAGCCTCACGACGCCCCACATTCGCCGCAATCATCGCCACACACAAATCCACAAGCTGCGACGAATCACGAGTCTTCTTACCCACAGTCAAACCAAACTTATTCCACCGCATACGCGTGTTATTCACATGAGCAACCAAGGCAGGGTCACCATCATGACGAAACGGGCCATCCAACCCATCCACATCAACCTGCTGCTGAATAACCTCAACCTCCTGCGAAAACAGACGGTTACGATTCGCACCACCAGGCGTAGACAAACGCATATCCCACAGAACCGCGTTACCCTTCGCGCCAGGCGTCGCCCACACACGCAACTTTCGCCGGAAGTCCTGATGCCACTGGTCAATCACCGGCGCCCAATAAGACGCCTCAGTTGTATCATCCTTCGCCGGCGACGGGTCCACCCCGAACCACACGACCTTATAAGTGTCCATGACCTCACGAACACGAGCATCAACCAAATCACGGTCGACAAGGAAACCTTCACCACGAGGGCCACGAGGTCGCTGCCACACACCAAGAGTCTGGTTAAACCCATCCTTAATACGACAGCCCATAAGGGCGGTGGAGTCCTGAGACTTCGAACAGTCCAAGAACAGGGCAATCTGGTCGCCATCCTCAAAGCACTTTGACGGGTCAGCCAACGCAGCAAACGACTGCGCCGCAACGTAAGCATCCTCCTGCTCCGCAACACCATTCAGATAAAAGCGGATAGCATCAGCAGCCGACAACTCTGGGTCAACAATCTCATCATTGAGACGTTCAAGGTCAGCCCAGGGAGCATCCGAATACGCCTGCCTTAATGCAAGCTCACGCTGGTCTGGTTCATAGAAATCAAGACGCGGGTCATACTCAACGGAGTCATACAGAATGTCTTTTTTGAGCTGCTTGTACTTACCAGACTGCTGCTTCTGCCACGCCTGAAAAGTACGCTCACCAATCGAATCAGAACCCTGGGTATGCGCATTCGTGAAATCCAACATCCGCGCCTGAATCGAAGCCTTAGACTTACCCACGTTACGACGCGCCACAGCAGCCACCGAATGACCACCAGAAGCCTGCGTCATATGGTGAGTCTCGTTAAGCGCGATAAACGTCGCCGGGTCACCCTCAGAAGACCGCTCCGAAGCAGTCAACACCTCAAGACGAGCAGGCGAGTTCTTCACATACGTCGCCGTCAAACCCTTATCCAACTGATAATAATCAGTCGCCTCACGACCAAGCTGAGAATTAGCAACACGCAACATGTCCTTCGACTGCTCCAACGAATTAGAAGCAATCTGAACCAAAGGCATCACATGCCGCTTACCAACCCACTGGTCACCATCCCACCACAACTGAGATGGCCCCAAAAACTCCAAGTTGCAAATCGAAGCACCAAAAGGGTCCTTACCAGTACCCTTAGCACCACGCTTACAACCACGGCGATAAATAAACCGGCCACGCTCATCAAACGCATACCAAAGAATCAAAAACCGGGCCTGCCCATCCGTGTACTGCCACGGCTCCCCCTCATCATTCAACAAACCCGGCTCATCAGTACGCCACTCCGCCCAATCAATCAACGACGGCCCCAAAGAATTCTCCAACAAATGAAGCTTCTCGTCCTGGTCCACAGGCCAAGGCAACGTCAACCATTCACCCAAAGACCCCGCATAATAACCAGGAGGCATAGACAAATCAGAGCTTACTGAACCTGTCACGAGCGTTAATCACCCTACCCTCCGGCCTCGAATCAGAAGTCTCCGGAATCTCCCACTGCAAACGCCGCATAGCCATAGGAGACAAACCAATACGGTCCTCAATCTGCCGCAACTCCGACAACAACGCCGCATTAGGCTCACCACTCACCAACGCCTCATGCGCAGCAATACGAGTCAACAAATACGTCGCAATCTGAACAAACGCATTATCGCGCTCCCACATCACGGCCTGAGGAAGCCGCCACAACTCCGCCCAACCAGCAGGAGCACGACCAGACAACGGCCAAGCAGGAGCCTTACCCGGCCTACCCTCAGCAGGCAAAGTAACCCAACCCGACTTACCCACACCAAACCGAGCATTCTTCTTAGGCGCAGGACCAGGCATAAAACCTCCTCAAACTAAAATCAAAAACCCACAAAACCGCAGCGCATAATATACAAATCTGTATACAAGGTGAAACCTAGAAACCCTCAAACATTGCTGGACAC